GAATGTTGGAATGGTACAGACTGGTCTATGACTCCACTATTTCAAACTAGTGAAGGTCAAGAAGTGTTAGAAGTAAACCTATCTAATGGTCAAACTATCAAAGCTACTCCTTACCATAAATGGTATGTAGTTAAGCAAGATAGTCGTGGTAAGTTAGTAGGTGAGCAAATGAAACGTACTCATGAACTACAAGAAGGTGATAAACTAATTAAGTTTAATTTAGAACCTGTAACTCATGGAACTAAAGTACTTCCTTATGCTTACTCTAATGGCTTCCATACTGCAGATGGTACAGTGTATCCTAATGGATCAGCTAGATTATCTCTATATGGAAACAAGCAACAACTAATTGATATGTTTAATGGGTATAGAAGTGTAACTACAGATAATTCAGGTAGAATTAATGTAAACTACTCTAAAGGTGTTTTACAAGATAAATTCTTTGTCCCTGATTCTTCTTATAGTGTACAAAGTCGTTTAAATTGGTTAGCCGGCTTATTTGATGGTGATGGTACTTTGACTAACAATCAAGGAACTGAATCTATTCAATTAGTATCTACCAATAAGCAATTCCTAGCTTCATTACAATTACTATTACAGGAACTTGGTATTAACTCTAAGTTTTCTAAAGTATCAGATGCTTGCTACCATACCTTACCATCTAATGACGGTACTGGTGGAAGTAGACAATATTGGTGTAAGGAACAGTATCGTATCTTGATTGCTGGTAGTTCATTAAATCATCTAGTAGCTCTTGGTTATTTTGCTGGTCGTGTTATGCCTACAGTACGTATCTATAACAGAGAAGCTTCTCAATTTGTGAAAGTACTATCTGTAGTAGATAACAATGAAGTAGCTCCTACTTATTGCGGTACAGAACCTACCTATAATAAACTCATGTTTAATGGTGTTCTTACTGGTAACTGTATGGAAATCACCTTACCTACCAAACCTATGGGTACAGAAGATGAAGAGATTGCCCTTTGCACATTAGCAGCTATTAACCTAGGTGCTATTGAATCATTAGACGAGTTAGAACATCTATCTGATCTAGTTGTACGTGGCTTAGATTCACTACTTTCCTACCAAGGTTATCCAGAAGAAGCTGCTCGCAAAGCACTATCTCGTAGATCTCTCGGTGTAGGTGTAACTAACCTAGCTTACTACTTAGCAAAAAACGGTGTCTACTACTCAAATGGATCTGCAAACAACCTAGTTCATAGAACTATGGAAGCACTGCAGTATTATCTATTGAAGGCATCTAATCAACTGGCTATTGAGCAAGGAGCTTGTGACTACTTCAACCGCACTTCCTACAGTCAAGGTATCTTACCTATTGACCGTTACAAACACGACGTTGACGCAGTACACACACAACCACTTCTCCTAGATTGGGAAGCACTTCGCACTAGTATCCTCGCCCACGGTTTACGCAACTCTACTGTAACAGCACAGATGCCATGCGAAACTAGTTCTGCTATCACCAACTCAACCAATGGTATTGAACCAGCACGTGGTCTCGTAACAGCGAAGGGTAGTAAATCAGGCGTTTACAATCAAGTAGTTCCAGAAGTAGATACACTACATTATGAACTACTATGGCAAATTCCTGACAACACTGGTTATCTACAACTAGTAGCTATCATGCAGAAGTTCTTTGATCAATCTATCTCTGCAAACACTAACTACGATCCATCTAAGTTCCCAGATGGTAAAGTAACCATGAACGAACTACTTAAGGATCTAGTAACTGCATACAAACTTGGTATAAAAACTTTATACTACCATAACACACGTGATGGTAATAATGAAGAAGACGAAGGTTGTGCAGGTGGTGCATGTAAACTATAGGCAACCCTTAAAACTACCAACAGCGGCACTAGTTGCCGCTTTTTTCATTACAATAGAGGAGTAACTATGGAACAAATTGAACTACCATTAGAAACCGACGTAACCACCACCCTCAACAACCGTGGTGATCGTTACGGCAACTTTGCTACACAAGCTGGCCTATCACAATACCTACGTAACTTGATAATCCAGCACTATGTACAAATACACACTGACGGTAATCTACCTCCGTTCATCTTGGAAGGTATCTCCATGATATGTCACAAACTAGCACGTATCGCAAACGGAGACCCACTGTATATCGACACATGGCGAGATATCAGTGGATACTCACAACTAGTAGCAGACATTCTAAAGACCTTTCCAGGTGCAACAGATGCAAACGTCACTGTACTGACTCGAACATCCGAGGGTTGGAAATGAACCTACATGGAACCCGATCTGAACCCGTAACCATCTCTATCTCCAAAGAAGCACTCCTGTCGCAACTGCGTCAGGAACTCCTTGGTGATATCATCATTAGCAACGATGGTAAAGTGATGAAGGAAGTATATCGTTTCGATGCCTTCCACTACGAGTACGACCGTGATGCAACCGACACAGAACTAGCAATCTTACAAGCGCTAGACACTATTAAACAACATCTGAGGGATTAACTTATGCTTCCAATGACTGTACACATCCCCAAGAAACCAGAGCGTATCTGGGATTTACCAGTACCTATCCTAGTAGTAGAAGAAACCAAGCAAGCCTCGGTATATATTACGGATGCTGTACGAGATGCTTTCATATATGACGAACTTACACACGTCTTACGTACACTAGATTCTTCATATACTATAAACTTCTATATATCTACTCCAGGAGGTAACTTGGAGTCTGCTATAGTTTTGATCGACGCCATTCGTACATGCGCTGCAACCACTGTAGCTCACGTATCTGGCGAAGTATATTCTGCAGGAACTATGATCACCCTTGCTTGTGACCAAATCAATGTACGTCCTCACTCCTCTTTCATGATCCATTACTACAGTGGTATGTTAGGCGGTAAAGGTTCTGACATGCAGCAACAGCAAACACACATGGACAAGTCAGTCAAACTCCTGTACAACGACATCTACAAGAACTTCCTGACACCACGTGAAATTACTAAAGTAATCAACGGAACTGATGTCTGGCTACTTGCTGACGAAGTAACTGAACGTTGGAACAAAGTACTGGAGGCTCGCAATGGCAAATGACATGTTTGGTGATCTATTCAGTACCATAGGTAAGACTGTATCTACCTCTGCTAAATCTTCTTCTGTTTTTACGGAAGAAGTCCTCACAGAGTTGGAGCAGGATGACCTAGCTGCTTATCGTAAGATTCAGACTATCATCAATGGTATCTTAGTCAACGAGAATTTTATCACATCTCTTCGTAGTAACCAGCGTAGTGAGATAATTGATAATCTTCTATCCCTACGCAAACTAGCGGAGACTTATCGATGAGTTGGTTAACTACACTACGAACTAACTTCAATCGTTTCCACCATATGATAGATCCTATTCGATCTATCGTAGAGTGGAATCAATCCCGCAATCTGAATACCTATGACCCAACTACTGAAGATAATCTGTTAGCTGAAGAAATGCAGGAGCTATCCGAGGCTCGAGCAACAAATGACATTCACGGTGTCATAGATGCGTATGCAGATATGATTGTAGTTATTACAGGCTCAATTCACAAACTTGGTTATTCTCCAAACGAATCACTTGCAGAAACACTATTGGAAATAAGTTCTCGTAAAGGAACTATCAATCCAACCACAGGCAAGTGGCAAAAGGACATCAATCAAGACCCTACCACCCTATACAAAGCAGACTATTCTGCCTGTATCTACTAGGAAATATTCCCATGACAGAAAAACAACTGAACCAAATTAACGATATGTCATTATCATTAATTAACGCTCTTTACGAGTCTATGCCAAATATGGACGATCTTTTTTATGAACGTGCAGCTACTTTATTACAATTACGTTACGAATTACCAGGACAAGGTAATACAACATGTACAGAAGTGTTGCAGGTAACTGATATGTTAGAATCAATCTTAGACAATATGTATCAATCCATGCCTAACGTAGATATTAACTATGCTGTTCTAGTAAATACATTCCGTCATATACTTGATACCTACTAATAACAGGAGACTACTATGGAATTTCTTATCATCGGAATCGTAACAGCTTTAAACCTCATCTTCGTCAAAAAGAAGTTTGAGTTAAAGCGTTATGAAGACGGTATATTTGATTTATTCCTACTAGTAGTCGTAACTATTATCTTCGGAGGCAGTTATGGTGGACTTGTAGTTGGTATGGTAAGTTCTCTTATCATCAGTATCTACCTGTTCGCCAGTCCTCCAAAGTTTGTTACTCCTCTAGTAAGATCAGCAGTAGCAAAAGTAAAAGACGAAGTAAAAGAAGCAAAGAAAGGATCATCCTCATTCCCTGACTGGAATGGTAAAC